TAGGTCGAAGCAGGGATGGGCAGTCCAGAAGGCCCCATATTGACTTGCCGTGTACTTGTTTCCCCAGAGCTGTGCAAAAATATCATCATCGTTAACAACAACCCAATATCCGTTATTCAAGTATGAATCGGTTTCTCTGGAGTGAGGCAACTCCATTTGTTTATGGGCCACGGTCATCATAAAGGCCAATTCTGCCACGGTCTTTGCCGAGATTTGATAATCAACAAAATTTTCTAGGTCAACCGTCATTTCAAAGGACCTGAAGTCTGGGTCCACGAAAATGCCGTTTGCCTGGAAGTCTCGTTCGAAGGCCCCACCCCTTCCATTGCAATCCTGTCCGTTGCCCAGGACATCGGTTGTGTCACACCCAACAGAAAAACATATCAAGAATAGAACCGCCAGCCAGGCCGAAATAAACTTTTTATACATAGAAACCCCTTTGTATAAAAGTATGTAAATTTGAACGGCTTTTGCCTATTTATTTTTGAACTTCATTTCCCACAAAGAAGAAAGAGACCACAATGACCGACAACAAGAAACAAACTCCCGTAAAAGAGAAAAAACTAAACGAATCGCAATTTAGAAATTTAGTTCGACAAATGGTTCGTAAGTCAATCAAGGAACACGTTGCCGCCCTGAACAAGGCCGATACCACCAAGAAGCCCCCGGCCGCATCACCAAAGAAATTAACGATGAAGGAGTTCCGCGACATGGTAAGAAACACCATTCGGGAAACCCTAGAAAAAAAACGCAGCCGCCCCAAAAAATAAACGAAGATGGCTCGAAAATTATCTATAATTGAACTTCGTGAAATGGTTAACGAGTCCCTGAAAGAAGTGCTTAAAGAAGCGGCAGAAAGTCCGGCCGACCGGGCGAAGCGCAGAATAATGGACGCCTATGACCGAGGCGGTGCCACCGAGGTTATCTCGGCAACCAAGAAACGTATTCTAATGACGCAGGACCCGGCTAAGTTGCAGGGTATTATGGTGGCCATCCGTGAGATTATCCATAATAATGAAATAACTCTTAGCCAGTGGGAGCAAGACCAATTAACTAATTTGTTCATTAGTCTTGGATCGGCTCAACTCGGCGGCAGGGCGAAGCCCAAAAAACGACAGTAGTACAGGCTTCTCTATCCGGCGTGGTTAACGAGATGCGTTATCATGTCAACATTGGGATGTTTCTTACGAAGGGCCCCTATAAGTGAGAGATTAAGCTCGTTGTCATCCCAGACTTCGACGTAGGTTAAATTATTTTGGGAGATTTCCCGGTCTAGCCAAAGGGCCTTTCTCTCTGCATTGATACGAACCTCGTTAACGTCGGCATTATTGATCCCCACGGCCACAATCCTGGGTACGAAGACTCTGATTTTATTCATGAATTTTCTTACTGGTTTGGCGTTGTTCCTTGCGGTTAGAATAACCGCGCTATCCAGGTGCTCTATTAATAGATCCATTATATTATGATGAATGGTGGGGTCCGTTACCTCATCGAATTCACTCATGTCTATGGTCTCTCCCGGCTTGAACTTATATTTATAGTATTCCGAGGCTCCCATGGGCCTTCTGGTGCCATCCCGGCCCACAACATACAGAGTGCCCTTGTCCGTGGCCAGGGTATCATCAAAGTCAAACACGTATAACGACGAGGAATTGCTTCTTTTGATTTCTTTGGCGTCTATTGATTTTTTATGACTTTTTTGGCTCATGATTTACTTATATTTTTCTTCCACAATCGTTGTCCTGCATCATAAATACGAAACCAGCCACGACTATTCGCGTTTTCTTTTTCTGTAGAATTTAAGCTTGCTCTACATTTTAGTCGATTAAAACATCGATCGCCGTCAGTCCATTCCCAACCAATTGTGTCATGAGAACGTTTAAAGCCATGAAAAGCTTCTAAATAATTGCCCATACCATATCTTAAATCAACCCAATAATGAATAGTGTCGCAACTTGAGTCGATCGCCGCCTCAAGAGCCTTTAATAGTTTACCAAAACCACCAAGAACATTGGTGTTTAATAAAGAGCAAAATCGTTCGATTTTGCAAATATTTTTATTTGTTTTATAAGACAACAAAGAAACAATGATTCCCTCTTTTTTTAGTCCTATGTGCCTTGCGTTTTTAGGTCCCTTTAAATGATTGTCGAATAAAAATTTATTTGCTTCTTTTTGTGTTATGTCACATACGACCATACACTTTCTGGCGAAGATTTTATTTTGAGAATGTCCTATGGCATTTTGACAAATAGACCAGATAATAGGAAACTTTTCCTTTATTTCATGTTCTCGAAACTGGAGCAAACGTAGGCCGGATTTTTCAAAGGCTTCGCGTAGATTTTTATGACTGGATCTAGAGTGGTACTTCTCCCCGTGCCAATATAATCCATCGAGGTTGACGAACACCGTGTTGTTTAGCTGGAAATCTGGACGATACTGATATGGGCTGGAGAGTTCCTTGGGCTTCTGATTAAAGTGCGGGAGTCCCGTTAGGCTTTCGAACAGTCGTTCCAGACCCGTTTTAGAGCTTTGGTAACGGTCGATTTGTTTGCGTAATTCTAGTTCGGGAATAATATCTTCTTTATTAAGAAACCATTGAAGAGCCGTTATTCTTGAAGGTATAGGCTCCTTGACATTTTTCTGTAGCCATTCTTTAAGCGGGAAGAGAGTTAAGCCGTCTTCGGCTTGTACTTTTTTTGATTGTTCGAATTGAAATGTCGAGGTTTGGGGGTAGTGTTCCACTCCATACTTTTCAAGCATTGTTTGCCTCATTTTATTTCGAATACTCTCCGAACACGCCGGTCCTGCTCCTCCATATTTGGTCATGTTAGTTTTTAATATATTATTTCGAATCGAAGATCCTTTTGACAGGGGGCTTACAACCCCCCAGTGTTCTAGGCTTGTTTTTTGTTTTTTTTCCTGAAACGACTTTATCTTTGAGGGGTTATCAAATCCATATCTTTTTAGCATTGTTTGTTGCCGATTCTTAACAATTTCTTTCATTGTTTTCTTGATAGGAGGAATTTTTTTTGGTCTTGCTTTGTATCTCGTTTTAAGTTGTTTTTCTTTCCGGCGATCTGGGTGAACAGACCTATTATTTAATATGTCTTTTGGGCACCCTCCCCTAAAAGATTTTTTTATAATGAGATCAAAAAACCAGGCTGGTTCTCTCCAGCTAGAATATTGTTTATAAAGTAATATAATCTCTGGGTGGTACTTTTTGAATCGTTCCGCCGCTTCTTCGAAACTTATCTTTTTGGTACTTCTATTTATTGGTAAATTCATATGGCTAATTTCATAAATACAATCCGGCCGACCCCGTTTGGATTTTTTGATAAAAATCCCGTTTTTCAGAACGATGCGGATAAGATCATATTCTTTAGTCTACGCAGACTAGGAGAAGATGTATTGGCCGTTGAATTAACAAAGAAGATGATATGGTCCTGCTTTGAGGAGGCCACCTTTGTTTTTAATGCTCATATTATAGAATACCAGGCCAAGTCAAACCTGACCAGCCTGCTGGGTTCCCAAACGGGCTCGGTTGACCCCAATGACCCAAATACGGCAAATCTTTCCATCAATCTGACCAACAACTACATCAGGCCAAATCTAGAGTTTCTTATCAGACAGGCCGAACCCTATGCCTCTGAGATTGGCTTTGGTCAGAGCCGGGGAAGCATGTCCGGGTCCATTCTCATGGCCGAGGGCCAGCAGGACTATGACCTCTATACGGATCTTGTGGACAGCAGCGGAGTACCCCTTGCAAATATGATGTCTTCTGGCTCGCGCGGCGTGATGAAGATTGTCGAGGTCTTTCACGAGGCTCCAATACAGTTTGTGTTTAACAGTAATCTTGCTTCCAACTTCATTGCGTCAGGAATGCCAGTAGAGAGTTCTACACCAGATACAAGATTTTATATCTTACCCTTGTTTGAAGACGTACTACGCTCTAGCATGTTAAAAGAAGCCCAGAGGGTCAGAAGGTCTCACTATAGGTACAGAATCTCCGGAAGACAGATTCGTTTCTTTCCAATCCCGAGAAACTTTATCGGTAGGGTTCCAAACAGGGTTTGGATAAGAGTGGTATTTCCGTCTAATACCTCGGCAGAGATATCCGGGAGTAGCTCTTCTTTTAGTGGCAGTCTTAGTATACCCGATGATTCTTTATTTGGAGTAAACAGCCCGGCCAATATTCCATTTGGATTAATGGAATATTCTAGTCTGAACCCCTGGGCCAAGAATTGGATTTTTCAATATACGCTTGCCCTGTGCACAGAACTTCTGGGTAGGGTAAGAGGAAAGATAAGCACCATTCCAGTTGGCGGCGTAGAGCTTAAGCTTGATGCCGATACCCTGATGACCCAGGGCAGAGAAGACAAGGACAAGCTTCTTGGAGGCGAGGGCGGCCTGGTCGCCAAGCTCGATAGCCTAACCTTTGACAAGTTGGCCGAGATGGAGGCACTTAAGGCAGAGAATGAAATGAAGAAGTTACAAATGGTGCCATTTCCGCCAAATGTGAATATAACCCTGAGATAGCGGTTTAATTCCATGACCTCTTGTGATATACTACCTTTAACTTAAAGAGGTACTAAAAATGAAAAACATTTTTGATGGGCATGCAAACAAATCCGGCATTTATAAAATTGTAAATACTTTAAATGGGCGGCAATATTTCGGGAGTGCGAAAAGATTCAAACAGAGAGCTTCTGAACATTTAAATTCCCTCCAAAAAGGCACTCACCATAACAAATTTCTTCAAAATGATTTTAATAAATGCGGAGAAAATGTTTTCGAATTTCGCGTTGTCGAAGTTGTCGAAGGGACACAGGATGTTCGGCTTCTTGTTGAAGATGGCTATGTTCAAAAGTATCATGATGACCAAGAGCAATGTTATAATTTTATGAAACAGGCGAAAGGTAAGGGAAGGACATGTTTTTCGAAGTCTCCCGAAAAAACCCACGATAGACTTGTGGCCCATGCCAAGGCAAATTGGGCGAATCCAGAGATTCGCAAGAAGATGATAAAGAACATTAGAAAGGTGGCGTCCACAGAAGAATATAAAGAAAATCTGAGTGTGGCCCAATTGGCATCTTGGAAGAACAACAAAAAAAGAAAAAGGGCCACGTCCATAAAGTTTAAAAAAATGTGGCAGGACCCAGAGATTTATAAGAGGATTCACTCTACTTCTGCCGCTGAAAAACGAGTAGAAAAATTACGACAAAACTCAATAGAGAAACACAAACTGCGCTGCCTAAACAAAAAAGAGGAAAGAGACTTTTCTTATACTGGCGATGCTACCAAAAGAGGAAACTTTGCAACAAAAAACTTTAAAACGTTTAACGAGGCCAACCTACTTTCGCCAGGTGGTGTCCTTTATAAGAGCATCACCAATGTTCAAAAGTTTGCTGAGATACACGATCTATCTGAAACAAAAGTTAGAGACCTGATCAAGTTTAGGCTTATCTCGTTTAAGGGGTGGATCAAATACTGCGATATTGAGGCTAATTATAGCTTATACCGCTCCTGGCGGGAGAGAAAGAAGGGATAACAAAATTTCAAGACTCTTCATAGGCCCAAGGGAGCAACAATTTATGGCAGATATATCCAAGGAATTTATCAAGGATATAGTGGGCCAGTATATTGTTTATTTCTCGGTGTCTATTCTCAAGACCCAGGTACATCCCGTTTATGATGAGGCCGTAGAAAAGATTTTTGAGAATCCCATCAAGTTAGATGTCCTGGCAAATCAGCCAGAAAGATCTGCCAAGTGGGATCTCTTTGGCACCGAGGGCGATACCTCCCTGGAGCTGTATGTCCAGACCAGGGACTTAATCGACAAGGGAGTTTCTGTTTCGTCGGGCGATTTCTTTATTTATGGTGACGAGGTTTATGAGGTAATGAATGCCATAGACACGGACAATATCTACGGCCAGGCAGAATACGACAAGACAATAAAGGTAACGGGTAAGCTTTCCAGAATTGGCCAGTTTGACATAGACAGCTTTAAAGAACTTCTGTCCCAGAGCGAGACCTTTAAGACTAGCCAACTAGAGAAGACCTTCGTACAACAGCGAGGCCTGCCAGAGACAGAAGAGGGCATAACCAACGACAAGAGGCAAATGCGAGAACGTCTTGGGGATGACATGGCCGAGATTGCCCTGGGAGAGGGCCCAAGAAAAGTGGACATAGAAAGAGAAGACAATCTGAGTAATCCAAAGGACGAGGCCTTCGAAGAGAAGAGTTCTAATTTCTACAATGAATAAAATAACAAAGCACCAGGCAAGATTAACCGGTAATGTTCTTAATGTAGACTGGTCCGTGGTTGATTTTGATCAATTTTTAAAGGGTATGGGAGTAGAGTTTGAAGAGCACGGCCCGGGTCATCCGGAAACCGATATAACCCGTAGTGATTTGATAAAGGTGGGAAAAGTGGCCCTGGCGCATCTCAGAGAATTCCCGGATTACTATACCCGTCTTGATAAAATGGAAAAGGCCGGCAAAAAAGAAAAGAAGGACCTCAAGGAGTTTTCTGCCGTCGAGGGAGGTGGTGGTGACGCGGCCACAGAGGTTAATACTTCAAGCCCCATAAACCCGGCCCTGGTCAACAACAACATGCTGGATTCCCTTGCCAGGTCGTTGGGCCTAGACTTAAGGAAAGTGGTGCCCGAAGAACTTTCTTCTGGGATCATAGACGAATTGGGTAAGATGGCAACCTTCACGACAGGAGCCCTGACCCATGAAAAACTTGTCAGGGCAACCCTGGCGGCGTACAAGGCCCTAATGAGTAAGCCCGACAACTATTCAAATCCAGACGACACCGTTCCCTATGATGGTCATGTCCTGTCAGGAAACATATTTGCTCCATATCATTACAAAACCCAAAGAGAAAATGCCGTTCCGACGAGACCCCTACTTTTAAGAGAAATGTATTCTGAAGAGCTGTTGGACGAAGGCAGAAAGTTCTTTGACATAAGGGCATTTAAGGAACTAAAGGAACACTGGGAGCAACAAGTATTTTTAAATAATAACGCAAAGATACTTGACTCTGGCTCTTCCCGGGATGTTTATCTTATAAACAGTAGACATGTTCTTAAGTTCGCCCCCGGTCCACGAGGCCAGGCCCAGAATGAGGCAGAAGTCGAGTTGTTTACGAATCCAAACGTTAAACCCTTTATCACAGAAATCTATGATTATGATCCAGAATATAACTGGTTGATCTCGGAGTTGGTAAGACCCCTACGCGGCGAAGAGGAGTTTGAGAGATTAACGAAGGTTAATTGGGATGACTTTGTAGATATATTAAATATGAATCCGGAAGCAGACACGGAGTTGCCTGCTCGTACCAAATATAAGAGTTCAGAATTCGTAAAACAACTTCTAAACATGCTAGAAAAAACAGACATCGAGCCGGCCGACCTGGAGACCCCAAAACACTGGGGACGTACCGGAGACAACAGGGTTGTTCTTCTTGATTATGGATTTACGACAAGGGTAAGAGCCTCACATTACTCTGTTGATCAGGCAAGCACCAGGCGCCTCGATTCATGAAGGATGTAAATGGCCCCCCAAAAAATATACAAAAGGCTGCTTTTAAGAGAAATATATTCTAGAGAACTATCGCTTGATGAGGCAAGAAAACATCTTAATTTAAACGACTTCAAAAGTTTAAGATCCCCAGACGAACAAACCCGTTATCTCGCCACCCACGGAACTTTACTTGGCGCCGGATCTTCTCGCCGCGTGTACCTAATAAGCAGTAGCCGTGTTTTAAAAATGGCCCAACGCGGTGCCGATAATTCCTTCTATTCGGAGAGATACGAACTCGGCCGCGCCCAGAACGAGGCAGAAGTCGAGTTGTTTACTAACCCCAGCGTAAAACCTTTCCTGGCAAAGATTTACGACTTTGATCCCAGTTATACTTGGTTGATCTCCGAGCTGGTAAGGCCACTGAAGAACACCAGGGAGTTCACGGAACTAACGGGAGTTGAGTGGAGAGATTTTGTTACGTTGTGTGACTCCGGCAGAGAACAGGCCTCAAGACACAAAGAAGAAGTAAACGGGCTGGTCAACGAAAAATATAAAGATAATAAGTTCGTTCAGAATTTTATGGAGTTAATAACAAAGACAGACATAGACCCATATGATTTCCAGGGCACAAACCAGCTTGGTAAGACAAATGATGGCAGGCTAGTTCTTTTAGATTATGGCTTTAGTAAGTCGGTGGTAAGTAGATATTATTAATCTTCTGGGGGGTTTGGTTAGGATTTTGCCATATTTAGACATATATGGCAAAGACTAATAACGAGACTCGCCAAACTATCAGGCGAGACCCAAGAAACCCAGAAGACCATCTGGATTCGGGGTACGAGGGAGATTCTTCTTCCACGGAGTTTTTAATCCCGCCATGCGGAATCGAGGACGCCGACGTGGCCCTGTTTAACCTCTTTGACAGGGACATAGGCTTCACGGACAGAAGTATTTCCTCGGCCAACAAGAAGGTCGCCATAAAGAAGCCATTCGTTATATTCGCCACCGGAGAAAGATTCGCCGTCTCAAAGAGACTTAGACCGCCAAGGGACAAGAATAAAAAGCTAATGCTCCCGGCAATTTCCATAAGACGGACATCTTTTACCCAGACCCCAGAAGATATAACCGGCCGGGGAATAAACCAATTTACGGGTACATTGCAGATAAAGCGTCGTCTAAACAAGGACGTTGACCAGGACTATCAGAACTTTATCAATAAATTGGCCCTTAAGAACCTGGATACCCCCGAGACCACAAGGACCACGGGCGAAGAGGGCAAGGATGTTGAAATCGTTAATGGTGGCCTGTTAAGCCCAAAGCTGGGAAACAATATGTGGGAAATAATAACAATCCCGCAGCCCCAGTTCTTTACGACGACCTATGACGTTACCTTCTGGACCAATTATACCCAGCACATGAACTATATGATCGAGACCCTGGTCGCCTCCTTCCTACCCCAGGTCAGGGGTCACAAGTTGGCCACGGACAAGGGATACTGGTTTATGGGCTACGTGGGAGATAGCTTCGAAAGTAAAGAGAACTTTGATGATTTCTCCGAGGAGATAAGACTTCTGAAGTATAATTTTACGGTTACAATCAAGGGGTTTATCCTGGCCCCCGACCACGCAACCAACATGGTCCCCATCCGAAGGTGGATCTCCTCGCCGGTTATAACCTTTGACGGTATGCCCGTTGGAAACGTTATAGAGAAGGAGCACCTGGAGCGCACGGATAATCTCCAGAATAAAGATAAATTCGCCTTATCGGATATTGAGCGGGATCCAAAAACACGACAGACCCCGACCACTACCCAGAGATATGCCGCAAGAAAAATGGTAATTGATCCAAAAACCGGTAAACCCGTTCTCAGAACCGTATCTATTCTTGAGTCTAACCAGAAAAAAGGAGAAACGGTTTTTTATGCCTCGGACGAGGAGGCTCTCGCAGATTTTCTAAAATCTTGATAATGGTAAAAAACAAAGCCCAGGTTTATCGGGGAATTGTTTGATTTTCAATATTTGGTAAACTATTTATCAAGCAGAGTTCGAATAAGAAATTACCCAAGAAGAGGATCATAGATGGGATCGCAAATATTCAATTTCCCAGGTTTTTTTGATAGAGAAATAGACCTTAGTTTCGCGGTACAAGAGCCCGTGGGTGTCCCTGCGGGCATCGTGGGGACCTCTGAAAGAGGCCCTGCCTTCGTTCCTGCCACCGTTGGATCCTTTTCAGATTTTAAGTCAAAGTTTGGTACGTTAAACCCGCGCTTTATGGCACCATACGCCGTAAACGAGCATTTAAAGAATAAGGCTGCCCTTACCTTTATCCGGGTTCTGGGTGCCGGTGGAAATATCTCGGCCGCAGACATAGAGGCCACAAGGGTAGAGGGCACGGTAAGAAATGCCGGGTTCAGAATCAGCGCCTCTCTTACCCCCGACAGCATTGCTCACGGCGGAGCCCATGGTGCCGTCCAATTCCTGGTGGCCAGACACATTATCACGGGCTCAGAGGCCTTTGGTCAGGCAGGATTTACAAACAATAGTAGTTTATTCACAACTGGTTCCTCAGACGAGGCCATGCTGGTCAGAGGAGTTATTTTTGCCTCTTCCGGGACAAGACTCCAGGTTTTGAGTCATAATGAATTTTGGTCAACCACGGTTGATGACGCGGCCACCCCAAGCAGCACAACCCAAAAGTTTAAGCTGGTAATTTCTTCTTCGGCGGGCGCCGCCTATTCCTCAGACGAGGGAAAACCGGGCATCAGGATTCTAACGGCCTCATTGGACCCGGCAAGTAATGATTACTT